CATAAGGCAAGCCACGAGATTTGAGAATACGCCACTTAAAGCCCAGGCCGACAGTATCTTCGTCTAGAAGAGAAACATCAGTGTCTGCTAGATATTTGGATTGTAATGTTCCACCACTAGAGGCAGCAACGCCATCTGATTGGTATTCGTACCGCAAAGTGGCTGTGCTGTCTGGTGTTGGATAAAGATAAAAGACTTTGTCGTTGCTTCCAGTAGCTTTATATATTCGCATATAGCGAGTTAATGAATTATTAGATACTGAGCTATTCTGGAAATATTCCCATTTACTAGCGGATATAGGGCCAAACACTTTCCGATTGTTAGTGTCGTCCCACATGCTGTCGTTCATCATGCCTTTAAAATCAGAAGGCAAAACATATTGATCAGTACCACTTGAAGTTGTGATTGTGCCTCTAACAGAAGTTCCAGCCCAATCAGTACGTTTGGCAGTCTCCAGCAATGACCTGTTGGCCAAAGCTAGACTGAGTACAGCAGTTTCGTTTGTGTTACCAACTACGCTTGTTGGAACTTCAAACCCGCCTATTTCCTTTAGACTGTCTTGTACTACGCTTAGTAACGTCATCCTGTGTTCCTGTTTTTGGCACATCAGGGATAGCCACATTAGCCCCCATTAGTTTTTCAATTGTTTCTTCAAGGTCTGCAATTTTATCTAATGCTCCTTGTAACTTTACATCATTTTTACTCGAACCACTAACAAATAATTTTGCTGCGTCTCTCATCTTGGTTGCACCCATGCCGATATTACTAAGATTTCCGTCTGAAACCCCTGCTAGATCCTCAACAGTAAAGATGCTCATATACTCTAATTCTGCTACCATTTCTGGTTCAACGCCCGACCAATCTCTTAATGCTGTGCCGTTCTGTCTCATTTGTTCTTTGTTTTCGTACGCATTCCAATGCTCTCTGTATTTAGTTTTGTCTTCTTCTTCAATTTTCCTGACAACAATTGAATGTTTTTGTCCAGGAGAGACAATTTCCAAATAAGGGAGGAAGTCGTAAATTAATTCGTCAGCTTCTTTGCTCTTAAAGTTATTCATAACCTTTTTTGTAAAAATGGTCACTATGTTGCCATCATTTGCTGATGCTGTAGTTCTAAAATCGTTGATGTCCATATCAAATCCTTTGGTTAATTATTAGTAATGATGGGACAGCTAGTTTCCTAACTGCCCCTCATTTAGTTTACTATGGGAACATGCAAATGATGATCTTCGCAGATGCATCATCAGCTACTGCACAAACAAAGTCAGATACTAAAGCTGAAACGTCAAGCGTTCCATCAGTAGCACCAACAGCAGTAAGTGCGTTTCCGTCAGCTCCAGCAGTTAGAGCGATAGTTAGTGTTGCAGAGCCACGAATTTGTAGCCATCCATATTCACCATCGGCCAAAGCAGCCTGAAGCACACCAGCACCAATATTGACACTATCTGAAAGATCAGAAGTAACAACATAAGTAGCTGAAGCAGCAGCACCGTCATAATACGCAACTTCACCAGCAACTCCTGCAACCGCAGCAGTACCAGCTTCATATTGACAATAACGATATTCTTTACCATCGGACGTTTGACCAATTGATCCCAGCTCAAATGTGGCTGAGGTATCAACTTGGTCTAATTCCATTCCTACTATATAAGACATAATTTTTTACCTTTCTATTACGCTTTTATAACGCCTTGCAAAGAACAGTTACTCGCTGTCATGTTACCCATGAAGAGAATGTGCTTTGTAATGGCATCCTGGTTATTGGAAACACGATCATCTGAAACCGCATAGTTACAATCTTTGTGAACCTTCCAGAATAGGAAGTCAGTGTTCAACAAGTACATTTTATCTGTACCAGCACCGTTGTCAAGAACAACAGAAGCAGATCCACCAGGGCCATTATACTCAAGAGTACGGAAGCCAGATGTGCCTTTTTCACTCGTAGTAATACGTTGTAGTGAAGTAAGGCTTTCCCAGAAGAAGTTAAAGTAGTTGTTGTCAGCAGCAATCAGATTAGGAGCATCTGAACCACGCTTAAGCTGTACCCATACCGCATTCATATAAGCTTGAATGTTTGAAGCTGAAGCAGCAGCACCACCATCTGTAGAAGCATCATAAGCTACATTACGCCAGAAGGCATAATTCGCTCTGTTGATTCCACCAACAGTGCCAGTTGAAGGTGACGGAGCAACGATCAAACCAAGACCACCGATCTGTTTACCACCTGAACCTGTACCATCTGAGAAGATACCAGTTGATAGATTGTTTGCCATTGTATTTTCAGCATTCTTAACGCGAGCTGCAATAAGATTAATCATACGGTTTTTACCGCTATTCTTACGCATATCAAGTCCAGAAATAACCACTGATACAGCAGCTTGTTTCCAATCAAATTCAGCAGCAGAGATAACGTCAGATGCTGTAATATCAAGCACCTCATATCCACTGTAGTATTTGAAAGTGTTGTTTTCAGCAAAATCAAGTTCTTGAACAAGCGATTGACCGCCATCTTCCAGCATGATGTTACCTTTCTTGCTCAATTCAGCGAGAACTGAGTTATTCGCAGTCACGTTGTCGGCAACCTTACCTGTTCTGTTTTTCAAGGTAGTTGTAACAACGGCATCAAAATTACTATTAGCGAAAGCCATAGTTTTTCTCCATTATTGTATACTCTCACGCATTGCTTTTTCAACAGAAGCTAAAACATTGTCAGGTTCTCCGCCAGAAGCTCTCTCAGGTGCAACATTATTAGTTCTCACATTTTTAGATGCAGCCTTAGAATTTTGATTAACAGCCTTACGTTCAGAATTTAACTTAACGGCTACGCTTTCACGCTCGCTAGAGATATATTCTGATCTTAGTTGTGGATCTGAGAATATAGCACGATCATAGGCATCATTCATATCTGTTGCCATTCCTGTACTAATCATTTGACCCATTACCTTTTCGACTTTTTCAAAATGTGGATGAAGCTTATTACCACTATCATCCGTAGCCTCAGCAAATAAGCTGATTTGGTTTCGCGCCTCGTTCTGACGTTGCGTTAAAGAGTTATTTTCATTTTGTCGCAACTGAGCCATTATCTGACTGTTTTGTTGTTGCAACGCTAAAATTTCAGGATCGGCATAGGCTTGGCTTTCTTCAGCTTCCTTTGGCATTATCCCATAGGTTTCTGCAAGTTGTTGAACAATTGCCTGAGCATTTCGTCCGCCATATTGCTGAACTAATTGTGATAGACCGTTGGCTGGATCTTGAGAAAGTAACTGCTCTGCTCCGACAAGTCTCTGAATACCTTGGATACGGCTCAGACCTTGTGCATTGAGAGTAGCCTCAAAAGGAGACATCAATCCTACAATTTGTTCGTATTCTTTGCTAACATCAGCGATGTTGTCAAATTTCCGTTGATAACCTCTTTCGAGATTAACTAATTTCTGTTTAAATGCGTCTTTAGTTGCATTGTCAGGGAGACCATCAAAGGCCACCTTTGTTTCTTCGTCCCAGTAATCTGGCGCAGCAGTGCTTTCTTCAACTTCGGGATCTTCAACACCAGCCTCTGGAACTTCAACTGTATCATCTTGTTCTTCGATTGCTTCAGAAGCTACAGCACCGCTATCACTATCCTCCGATACACTGTCCTCAATTTCAGCAATATCTTCTTCGTCTGGATCAGGGCCAGCCTCGATTGCCGCCATAATATCTTCTTCAAGACTTGTTTCCTCGCTACTAATATCCATCTAATGTCCTTTCGATGTCGTTTTTGATGTCCTTCATATCAGCCTGGTCAGCTAATACGGCCTTGTGTTTTAGTCCTTCTTGCTTATCGTTACCAACCTCTTCATAACCCATGCCATGCAATTCGTTACGATATTTCTTCTTGCTGCTGTACATCTTGCCATCAGCGTGTGATTTAAAATGATCAACAGTGTCGTTAGTTACAACAGTCAGCGTTCCATTTTCTCTCCAATGCTTTAACTTTGCAGAGAAATCTTTATTCGTCTTTTTCTTATATTTTGGTGAATACTCCTTCCAGAGATATTCCATGTATCTTTTAACCTGTGACCTGAGACGAGCAAACGTCAGCTTGATCTCACTACGATGATAAGAACCAACCGTTGTGACCTTGCCATTTCTAGGATTAATCTTCTTCGTTACTATCACTGGTTAAAATTCCTTGCACCACTAGCTAGAACATCTAATTCATTCTTGCGTATAGTTGTTGCATTACGTTCTGCTTCTGCTTCTGCTCTAGTTTGCGTATCAGCCATCTTGGTCTGAGCGTTCATGCTCGCTATTTGTAGTTTAGTCTGATTATTCATTTGTGCAGTTTGAGACTTAATAGCCATGTCTTGCTGTTTCATCTGCATTTCTGCTTGTTTAATCATTCCGTCTTGCTGCTGTGCTTGAGCTTGTTGTTGTGCGGCTGGATCTTGTTGCTCTTGACCTTGTTGTTGCTGTCCAGGTGCTTGTTCAATTGCATCTGTTAGCTTGTTTAACTCTTCTTCTAAGGTGCGACCAGCTTTAAATTGACGAGATACAAATTTCAAGCTTTCTGCAAGGAAAGGGGCAATCTGTGGAAATGCCTGGATAGCTGGTATTCCTTGGCTTAGTAGATTACTAATAACGGTACTATATTCAACGGCTTTACGTTGATCTGTCACCTCGTTAGGTTGTACGGTTGAGTCAGTTTCAATATCCACTCTGAAATCACGCATTTTATCGTTTTTCAGAAGCTCCATACACTCTTCGCTTGGCTCAATGCCTGTAAGACGCTGAAACGAGGATTGTGTGAACTCATCGGCAATGATCTCGCCCATAATGCGATAACTGTCCCTAATGAACTCTTCCATAGGCTCACGCCTTGGACGCAGTCTAATTGATCCGTAACTGCCTTTAAGCTGTTGTGCAGTTGCCGTTTCATTAGCATTGGTGTCGCCACGCTGTAGATCGGAAATTCCAGTTATTTCATATATCTCGCTCTTAATGATAGATTTACGCACTTCAAGTTGCTGTATAACCGCAGCAGTTTCTTGTAATGGTAACGAGAACAAAGCACCAGCAAAGCCACCTTTCTCACCAAAGGCAGTAGCGTTCTTAACAGCTTTGAATTGTCCGTCCTCAAGTGAGGATAAATCGACAACACTATCCTTGTCAGCACCATTATAAGCACCAGCAACCTTCATCATGCCTGTCAGCTTAGTGAGCCTCTCAACAAGACGATTAAGCTCGATGGCTTGCTCTTGATAGATCATGTATTCTGGAACAGGGATCATTGTGCCATTAGTTTCAAATGGGAATAGCGGCTTCGGACAGGGGAAGAAAGTCGTTAGCTTAAGTGGTGCTTCTTCAATCTGTAGAGTATCTGATGCTTTATCCGTAAACCAGATTCTTTGACGCTTTGTCTTATTCCAGATCTCCCACACTTCAAAGACTTCAACGGCCTCATCTGTAGTATTCTCTGGTAATTCTATTTTATTAACCGCTTCTTCGCCCAGTAAAGCCTCTATTTCTTCCTTAACCAAGCCATGTCTACGAGCTTTCCACCAGACATCTTCTTCTGATCTGCTGTTGCTTTGTAGGTAATCTTTCCAATATATGTATTTCGGAGTTACACGTTGTGAAACCTGTACCTCAATTTGACCAATACCTTCCTTAGTAATGTTGTCGGGATCAGTACGAATGCCATTAACCATAAATAGTGCTTCACTATCTATTAGCTCACCAGCCTCATCAACTTGTGGTGGCATCTCAATTGATTCCATATCCACCATATCAAAGTCGGCATCGTACTCAAACCAGATTACGCCACGACCAACGAGCAACATATCATCGCGACACTTGCGTAAACTACGAGCAAATATCTCTTGGTCTTGTTGAAATTCAAGGCTTCTCTCTAGGAGTTCAGCAGCTTTCTTGGCTGTATAGTCTTCGTCCTTATAACGCCTGGTTACATTCGGAGAGGATATATTGGAGAGCGTAGCAGCCTTTAGGATTTCGGTGTTAGCCCAGAGAATATTAAACTGGCCCTTACCTTTTCGATCCCCACCATCACGATATATCTTAACAATTTTATCAGCTTGTCTACGCCATGAATCTTCGCGCTTCTTTGCAGATTGTATCTGTGATCCCCAGAAGTTCTGGAGCTGACTACCACTATCTTGCATTAAATATATCCCTCACCGCCACCGCGACTTAATTTGTTCCTCTTCATTATCTCAGAAAAGTTCTCGTTTGGCAACCCCCCTTTTTTTGCTTCTGGTGTTTTAGTAGTATATGGCCGACTCATGCAGCCGTATCTCCACTCATCAGCAGCGTGATCTTCCATGTTCGTATCGAGATCTTCAGGCCGCATCATGTCGTGTTGAAGTGCTGGGATCGTTCTTATACTATCTACACAAGTGCTAAAACAAACGACCATCGGTCTGCCATCTGCATCGCCCTTCATTCTGGCTCTCATAGTGTCCCAACCGCCCATTGCACCAGCTCGTGCTATCCGCTTGTTATCTGCTCGTTTGAAGTATGGGCCACCGCCCTCGTACATTCTTTCAGCTATACTCGGCCCACCATCTTCACTAAATGCGGCTGGATCAAGAACGCCATAATCCATTTCTTCGTCTTCAGCCATACGCTCAGTAATACCTTCGCCCACCAGGTTGGCTTCCATTCGCAACCCTGTGTTTTTATGATTTGGTGATCCGTACCATTCTCTGTAGCGCACCATGCAGCCCCTAGGCAATGTTCTGCCGTTAGCCATTTGATAATCGTCAGACACAACAGCCCACCAACCAAATGAGAAAGGAGCTGCGTAGCCCCAGTCACCAGAGATAAACTTCGTCCAATGGTCTGGAATTGTGAAAGGTTTGACAACATGCTTATCCTCTGACCAACAATCAAAGAATGCTCCCTCAACTACATTCCAATCACCCATA